CAGCAGACGAAACTATCTTCATTAGAGAAGTGTAGTTCCTGTCAATGTCACCGAAACCAGCATCGTATTGCTCAAGTGGCATTAGTAGCATCTTCTGCTGAACTTCAGCGTGGTGCTTACCCATGTCCTCTCTAACGATAGCACGAATGTCACCTACACCATCATCGATGGCAGCAAGTTCCATACCAAGTTCTGAGAACTCAAACAAGTGAGCAACAGTCTTTGGGCTGACGTATAGTTTGGTGTACTCAGGAGACAATGCTCTGAATGAAGAATCTCCACCAAGAGTTGCGTTCTCTGCAACACCACCAATTCTGTCAGGTCTGATACCTGATAGGTCAGCAGTGTCAGTACCGGGGTCAGTGCTTCCAATACCGAATGCACTTCCACTTCCACCAGCAGGTCGGCTCTTTAGAACTCTCCAACCGCTAGATGTGTATGGCCTCTTTGCAAGCATAGACAAAGCGTTAACCTCTTGGTTAAGCATTGACCAAACTTTCTGTCCGTAAAGAACGTTGTAGAGGTCTCCCAAACCAGCAGCAGATGCCGTAAACGGGTTGCTGCTTGCGTCATGGGGCGTTCCGAAACCACCGACAACACCTGACGACTTCAAGAGGGCATTGCCCTGTGCGCCAGCGTAACCGTAAGTGGCTGCTTCTAGGTCTTTCAATGTGTTAATGTATGCACTCATCTTAGTTCACTCTCCTTGCAAGGTTGTGGATATCTCCCCAAGACATCTCAGCCACAGCGTCAGGTGTGGTTGGGAAACCTTCAGGTAGTTCCATTGCTACTGATGTAGCCTTGCGAATTTCATCTTTCTCTGCGGTTAGAGCCTTGCGTAGTTCTGCAAACTCTTCTTTCAGAGCAGATACCTCTGAGTGTGCATCGTACTCTGCTTTCTCTGCTAGAGACTTCTTCATTTCCATCTCTTCAGCGAGCCTAGCCTCAAACTGCTTTGAGAGGTTGTCGTATGCCAACTTCTCAAGTTGTTCAGCACGATACTGCTCGTATGCTTTCTCAACGTTCTCGGCAGAGAGGTCAAGAGTAGTAAAGTCTGAGTTATCTAGACCTTTTGCTACATTACCTAATGCTGCTGGTCTTGGAGTTGGCCTACCCGCTACTACAACGTTCTCGCCAGCCTCATTTCCAGCATCTCTAGGAGCGTCAACATCAAGAGCCTTAGATTCCATGTCTTCATCTTCTTTGTAAGACATTTTATCCTCCTCTTCATCCATCTTCTCCTCAGACATCATCTTGTCCTCTTCTTCCATCTTTTCTTCTTCCATCATTTCCATTTCTTCCTTTTCAACTTTTTCTGTTTCAAGTGTTGCACCAGTTGCCTCCTGAACCTGCTTTAGCAGACCATTCAACTCCTCAAGTGCGCTTTCTAGTTTTTCTGACAAATTATCACCTCCATTTTCGTGTTTTAATATGTCGAATTTCGCTTCGGGGTTTATTCCTTTTTCACAGATTGTTACTTCATGTAGTTCAAGACTATCAATCTCGTTGTATTCCCCGTATTCCTCCGATTTCCTCTGTTTCTTTGATATTGCTTGTCCACCTATACTAAATGACCGTAGAGTTCCTTTCCTAATACCTCTTGAGATTTCTTTTGCCTTCTCTATGTCATCTCTCATTTTGATAACTACATAGAATCCAACGTTGTCAACACCTGTCTTGTGTAATACCCCGTTAGTATCTCGATATTGCTCTACTACCTCCCCTACCTGAACATTTGAATGATTTGACATTACATTTCGATAAGACTTTTCTTTCATGAATTCTGCTACTGCCTTTTCCAGTGCTTCAAGTGTAATCAAGTCATTTTGCTTGTCTACTACTTCTATTGATGCATAACCACCGATTGTCAATTCTTCTGACTTTAATATGGTAAATCCATCACTAGATTCCTGTCTAATCAAAACCTCCTGCGGTGCAAACACTACAAAAGGAATTATCTTTTACTATATGAAGTAGGCGATTCACTCATCTTCAGGTGAAGAGACATTCGGCAACTCCAAATTACGGTATTTGTCCCTTTGAATGTCGATTATCTCATCTTCACCCTCTTTGTCTAACATCTCTTGTTGTTTTCCTGTGAAGACAATCCAAGACTTCTTTTCATTCAACGGAACGACTCTGAAATGTATTCTAGATTGGAACTTGTCACCTTCCATTCTGTATTCGTGATAACCATGTCTTTGAACACCGAAGATTAACTCTCCACTATCTAGAACCTTAGTGCTGTCTATTCTCTCGGATACCATCGCTGGATACTTACCTGACTTACCGAACAACTCGTAGATGTCTGTTGGTTCATCGATGTCAATCAACCAAGCCATCCTGTCTTTTTCGGTTTCTATGATGAAGTCTATGTTTCCATCATCTCTCTGTCTGACCTCAAACTTACCAGCCATCTCAGACTCTTCTTTGTCCTTCTGAATAGTCTCAGGAGAGTTATCGAATTTATTACCTGACAGTTCTATGAAAGAGTCCTGCCTTTTCATCCAGTTTAGTAACTCTCTAGGTTGCAAACTGAAAACCTCATCATACGCATCAGACTCCTCTGCTCGTAGTTTCTCCTCTATCTCATCGAAGGACATGGGAGCATCATTTTCATCTATGATGTTTCTAACTATGACTCTAAGTTTGCTCTTCCTAGATTTGATAAACTTGGAGAGTTGGTCTCGCATCTCATCCATGTTTACTATTGCATTCTTCTCCATCAGGGTGTCTCCCTTCAGACCATAGACAGTGAAACCATCAACATCGCTCTTGAAGATTATTTCTGCTTCTCCATGAATGTAATCCGTCACAGTATACTTCTTGACCTTCTTAGAATCCTTAGCCTGTAATTCTGCAACTACCGCTAGTGGGTTTACCAAACTCTTAGGAGTAGCAACTGGCTCTAGCAATCCTGATAGTGATTTCTTTGTCTTGGAGGATAGTTGCTCTAGAGTGCGAATCTTATCAGGCTCATCTACTTCAGGTAGTTCAATTAGTTTGGCTGAATACAGACTGAAACCTCCCTTCTTCTTATTCACCTCATCTACCTTGACTCGTATTATGCTACCTACATCGACCTCTATCTTAGTGTTCAATGCCTTTCCTACTGGTGCGTAGTCCTTTCCTGAATACTCAACGGATTTCATATCCCTCTTCTCTTCAGCAGTCAATGGCCCTGCACCCATTGTGTATGAGAACATACCACTACCAGTTTTCTTCATGTCTAGAACTATAACATCCAAGTCAACGAACTTCTTCCACTTAATCCACTTAGGATTCTTTCTCTTTCCTATGTAATATGTGGATTCTATGTCCTTTATGACAACACCCTCGGCGGTGGGCATTTCCATTATCTTCTCAGCATACTCGCCTACTTCCTTCATGGAGTCTGCTATTCTCGTATCCTTCTTCGATGGGAATGCAAGTGGCTCAGATGAGTGCTGTGAGAATTGATAGAGTAGGATGTTTATTCTCTCTCGTAGTGGTTCATCGACCAAATCCCTACCTTCATGTCTCATGATATCGAAAACATGCAGCCTTAGTTTTCCACCATCGAGTTTCTTCTTGAAGACATGCGTAATCGTATCTGCTCTATGCAGTGCCTCGTCTCCATCAAACAGCATCAGTTCCCCATCTAGAATGCAATCTCCGAAAGCCTTGTTCTCCATCTTCTCCACTTGCTCAGGACATTTATCGGTAATGTCCTTCTCATTGTAGGAGTATATCTTTATCTTGTTGTTGAACTTGTGAATCTGAACTCTCATCCCATCGTACTTCTCTTGAACCACATACTCCCCACTGAGACCTAGTATCTCCTTCATGTCATCGAGTTCAAAGATTCTATACATTGGCTTGTTAGGTATTAGGAAATCTACATCAGCCTTCTCCTCATCAGACTTAGCGATATCCAAGTCTTTCAAGTTGTTCCATCTTTCCTCGGAGTATCTGCTTTGATACACCTCCTTCAGAAGAGCAAGAGCCTTGTCGAATTTAGCCTTGACTCTCTTGGTATCCTTATCATCACCATAATGCTCAATGATGTATAGAGGAATATCTTTGACCTCTATATCCAAACCGATTGAGTTCTGTGTTATCTCATCCGGTTTTAGTTTGGCCTCTTCCCATGCCTTCTTCGGTAACGTGTTAGCATGGCTTCTCAAGGCATAATGAATGAATGAAGCGAAGACTGCTTCATCTTCCAACAAGGTTTCCAATACCTTGTCACCTAGTTGCTTAGAAAATGGGTCGCTTATCTCTGAGGTTTCAAACCTCATTCTCTTTACATCTTCGTAGACCTTCTTCGCAACGGCAGAGTCAGGGTCGGTGGCTCTGTCATCGAATAGGTCTTTCTCGTTTATCTTGTCTTTCAGTAGTTCAGCAAACTTGCCTAGACCATCAAAGTTCTCTCTGATGTTCTTGACAGTGCTACTCCACTTTTTTCCATATTCTTTTGGGTTCTCCTTGGCAGAAAGATAGGCGTATCTGATTCTCTCAAAGAAATCAAGAACTCTCTTCGTTAGAGCCTCGGTCTCTTTCTCAAACGATACACCCGAAGATTTCATTATACATCAAAACCTTCTCTCTATCCTTCGTTTACCAAATCTGCATTACCCTCAATGTTGCTAGTCTTAGGTAGTTTCTCTTCAGCAGGGTTCTTGTTTGGTCTCTTTACCTTGACCTCTTCACCCATGACATCATCCTTGTTTTCCAACCTACCAAGATGTCCTGCTTCCTGTATTACTTGCTTGGCCTTATTGATAGCCAACTCAACAATCTTCTCTTCCTTAGTTACTTTTTCCGGCATTACCTTCCCTCCATTTTCTCTGTCATCTTACGAATCTCATCCCAAGACATCTGACCGCCATCAGGAACATCAACATGATTCATGGAGGGTCTTGGCGACTCACGAACCACAAATCCTGACTTCATCAACAGGTTATCCTTGTGATAAACTGCCTTCTCCAAGGCATTAACCTTGTCCACTAGTTCTTTCATCAATAGTAACATCTCATTCTCTTCTTCTTTCTTGCTCATACTTTTCCTTCTCCTTTTAGTTTGAATGTAAGTCTGCCATCGTCTGCGAATATTGCGCCGTAGCCCATGTCACGATATAGTTCCCTTGCCATCTCTTGTGCCTTCTTTTCTGTCATTTTCAAGTCAGTAAGTTTGACATCTGCATAATCCTCTTTTTTCTTACCTGCTTCTCTTATGATTGGGTCTATCTTTTCTCTGAATAGGTCAACGTACTCAGCCCTCGATAAATTATCATTAGCGTTATCCTTGAACTCTGACTCTCTAGGATTCCTTATTGGCGGTGCTTTTAGTATATCTTCCCAACTCATCTCAATCACCTAATATTTGTAATTAAGAACAGGCCCTAATGCTTCTCTTATAGCAATCTCCTTTCTTCTATCGTCAGTTAAATTAAGAAGTTCTTTGTAACTCTGCATAATTTTCTTTGCCATAGCATTAGTGATTTTCATATTACCACGCTCCTCAAGTTGTGGTCTAAACCTCTCATAGACTTCTCTAGCAAAGTCACTTCCCTGCTCACGCCTAAACTCCTCCATCTCTTCAGGAGCGAACTCTTCTGCAAGGTCTTTCTCATATCGGCTAATTTTGATTATATCTTCCCAACTCATCTTAATCACCCATGCACCCATTCTACAAGTTTCTCAACAGGTTCGTTTGCCTTCTCTCTAGCAGCCTTGTTTCGCTCCCGTATCATAGCCAGTAGTTTTGCCTCTTTATCCTCAGTCCTCTTAGCCGCTTCTTCATCCTGTCCAGTGGATGC